GTCCGTGACGACGGCCCCAGGGTTTTGACCCGCCCCATAGTGGTGCAGCACGCCAGTGGCGTGCTACTGAGGGGCTGTGACGTGCCACACAGGGCCAGCGGCGTGCTACATGGCAGGCCGATGACCCGCTGCGGACTCGCGCAAGGTCTTCACCCGATGGCAGTCATGGTTGATCGCTGCCAGGTTGCTCAGGCTGTCCGTTCCGCCTTGGGCGAGCGGCACCACGTGGTCGACCTCGTGAGCTGGCCTGACGCGCCCCAGGCGCTTGCAGTCCTCGCACTGGCAGAGGTAGCTATCACGCTTGAGAACCTCCTCACGCGTGCGCCGCCACGGTCTACCGCCGCGGCCTGAGCCCTGCCTGCTGGCCCAGGCCTTGGCCTGATCGGCGTGCTCATCGCAGTAGCCGCCGGCGGCACGGGTCAACACCTGGCAGCCCTTGGCGCGGCATGGCTTGTTGGGTCGCAGAGCCATCAGAGGGGCTTCCCTGCCAGATCAAAGCGAGGATCGCCGCGTTCGCCGCCCTCGTCCTGCTGGTCAGCCAGGTAGTCCACTATCTCGCGGTTGCTCTCGACCAACAGCCTGTTGCTCTCGGCCAGCTCTAGAATCGCTTGGGTCTGCCGTGCCAGGGCGCCGAGCAGATGGTCAAGAGGCGTGACCGGTGCCGACTGGCTGATGCCGAGCGGCTGGCCATCATTCATCAGGTTGTTCATCACGGTCTCCTAAGCCCTGGGCGCCTTCCACTCAGCCATACGTTCACTGGCGCGAGCCTTGATCAGCTCGCGGGTGGCAGCGTGGCCAGCGTCGTCGAGGTTCATCTTCTCGCCGTTCATGGCGCCATCACCGCCAGCGATCCACAGAGTGACGGGGACGCCATTGGCCTTGGCCTCATCCAGCGCCCGGACCAGTGCGGCACGCGCCGAGTCAGTCGGCGGGATGCCGGTCTCACCGACGAAGCCGCGCAGGCCCTTGGCCGCGAAGTAGCTGTAGGCCGGCCGGAAGACGTTGGCCACCTGCTCCACCGGGATAGCGTTCAGGTTGCCGCTGTTGTACTTGCCACTCGATCCGCCATCGAGGTCGCCGTAGCCGTGCACCTCAGGCACCCAGTTATTTGCCGGGTCCTTGATACCAGCTGCGAACGAGCCGCTGACCGTGGCCCAGTTGCGCGCGGAGGCCCACTGGTTGCCGCAGATGAACACCGGCTTAGTCGTCACCCTGCGGATGATCGGCAGCATCACGTTCGCGTCGGCGACCACCTTGGCCTCCATCGCCGTGACCGTGAGGCTGTCTAGGGCGCCGCCCGATGCGTAGGGCTCATTGCCCAGGCCGTAGCCCAGGATCATCGCCTCATCGAACGTCGTGACCATGGAGGCGATGTGGTCGCCTAGGTCCGCCGCGCCCCAGCCGTTGGCGTCGTCGATGAAGACCAGCTCCTGGCGCTTCCAACGACCGCCCTGCCCGGCTGCCTCACCGGCCGGCAGCAGCGCGCCGGTCTGCTTGCGCACGCCATCGACCGTCGCGGTCTGGTTGCGGTACATGCGCCAGTAGTGGTGCGGGTCGAAGATGACCAGCGCTTCGCCGTTCGAGTCTTCACGGATCCAGCCCAGCACGCTCTTCATCTTGGCGACAAAGGTCGGGTCGAGCTGGCCACCCTTCACCGGCAGGCCGGTCGAGTCGATCAGCGTGGCGCGCTGAAGCCCATAGGGGAAACGGATCAGCCGGACGCCCAGATCGCGCACGTAGAGACGGACGTCTGCACGACTCGGCCATTTGAAGTGGGTCCCCGCCTCGCCCGGCAGTACCTGGTTGGCATTCGAGTGCGCGGCCAGGTTGACGCCCAGGTACGGGATGTTGCGCAGCACCGCGGGCCCAGCGACCGGGTCGATCACCACCGGAGGTAATGTGACGACGGGAGTTTCCTCTACCGGCGGGCTGGTTGGCACCGGCGCCGTGGTTGGGCCACCACCGGTAGCGGCCGGGATGGTGAGCACGGTCAGGCGCTTTCCGGCTAGGGCAGCAATGGCGCCAGCACTGTCGGCGCCAGCCTCTCGGGTGGTAAGGGTGATGCCGTCCTCGGTAGCCATCACCGGCGTGGTGCGGCCATTGTGGAACTGAAGCATAGCGCCGACAGGGATCCGGACCGTGCCGTCGGTGGTCACCACCTTGCCTTTCGCCGACTAGATGACCACGACAGCGCCAACATTGGCGCCCGGTACAGCAGGATCAGCAGGGGGTGCAGGTTGCACTGCCGCTATCGCGGCCTCGGCCAGGGCCTTGCCTGCGGTTTGAACATCAGCAATGGCTTGCGCGAGCTTCGCGCTGGCGGCACTTACAGCGTCGGGCATGGCGGTCTCCAGTGTGGTTGGCACCGGAATGCACAGCTCGGGCCGAGATGATGAGTTGTTAGCAGGTAATGGTGATGCCGTCGCCCAGCAGCGGCGCTGGATGCATACGAAGATGCGGGTTCCGGTTAAGCGCGTCCTGGATCTTCTCTATGGGAGTCAGTTCGCGAGCAGGCGCAGCCACAAACGGACCAGGCGGGATCTGCACTAGCGGGGTGACCTTCACGAACACCGTCTGCAGGTGCTGGCCGATGGCCTTCCACTGCTCAGGCGTGGGCTGCTCCATAGATGGGTTCAGCTCCACGAAGCCCTGGAGCCAGTAGGCGAATTGTTCGGGTGTCATTTGCCATCCCAGCCCAGTTGCTTGAGGTCGCCTTCGACGCGCTTGATCCGCTGGCTTATCAGGTCAAGCACCGGGCGGAGTGCTACAGCGTCCATCTCGTCATCTTGATAGCTGCCGGTGACGGCGACACGGAAGCCACCCTTGCGCTCGGCATCGTCGCGCAACTTCTTCAGCCGGTCGCGTTCGTGGAACAGCGCCTGGGCCTGCTTAATCTGCTGCTGGTTCATGATCAGCTCGCGTCGTGCAGCTGCTGCTTGAGCGCGTAACCCATCAGCGGCCAGAGCTTGTTGACGGCATTGGCGCGGGCGATCTTGCGGCCGACCTCGGCGTCGAAGTTCTCCGGGCTGGCGCAGGCGCTTTCGCCGGTCACGGTGAATCCGTTCTTCAGCACCAGCACGCAGAAGGTCAGCAGGCGATGAGCCTGATAAGGAACGACTGGCGTCTCGCCGGCATCCGTATCGACGTCAGCATGCCGGCAGTACAGCGCATTGACAGCACTCGCTCCGTGCACGCCATCAGCCGCGGTGAAGAAGTGTTCGCTGGCGATGTTCGCTTCGATGTCAGCCGGGGTAACGCGCGGGGCGGTCAGGCCCTTGGCCTGGATCTCTTGCTCGATAGCTTGGTCGTTCACGGATAGTCCTCCAGCGGAGCCTTGCGGCCACCCCATTGCTCGGGCAGCGCGCAGGCCGTGACTTCGATGTCGTAGAGCTTCGGGCCGGCGGTATCGCCTGGCGCCGTCGCGTGGATCGTGCGCATGTCGCTACGGCAGTCGGTGATCCGCCCGACCACGCCAATGCCGCAGCCGAACACGAAGACGATGGCGCAGGCGATCAGGTAGTGAGCGGTCTGCTTGATCCGCTTCACCGCCGGGCCTCCTGGCGGCGCTCAGAGACGCGGCGCTCTCGGCCGACAATCAGGGAGCCGACTCGATGGAAGATATAGCCGGCGATGAAAACCGAATGGCCCACCACCAGGGCGCTGCCGTCGCTGTTGTTGACCATCTTCCAGGGCTCGGCGTACCAGAGCTGGATGTGGCCGAGCATCAGCAGCACGGTCGACACCATCAGGAAGGCGATCTCGGCGTGGTCGTCTTGGCGGAAGCGACCTCCCAGCGTCAGGAAGACGGCGCAGCGGGCGATGACCAGCGAATAAGCGACAAGGGCGATTATCGAAACGATGAACATCAGGGGCCTCCGGGGCTGAAGCGCTCCACAGCAGACTTGACCTTGACCTCCAGCACCCCGAGCACCGGGTAAGCGAAGAAGCCCAGCAGCATGATGATGCCGGCCCGGTACTGGTTGGAGACGTCGATGAACTCGCCAGCGACCTTGCCCACGAAGAACGCCACCACCAGCTTGCCGACGAAGGTTCGCCAGTCGAAGCGCATTGCGGTAGATCCGGGGTAGAACAGGCTGGCGAGTCCACCCAGCATCCCGAGGAAGCCGACCAGCGCCCAGTCCAGAAGCTTCTCCACTGGCTTGGTCCTCTCGGGGTATGGATGTTATAAGTATTTTTTGGTGATCCCTCGGGAAAACACTTCACAATACTTATTGAAAGACTTATAATGCCTCCATCAGCAGCGAGGCAGACATGAACAAGATCAACTGGACACGGAAGGCGGTTAAGCAGCTCGGCAAGATCAACAAGGCCGATCAGGGCAAAGTCTTCGACGCCGTCGACGCCCTGGCCCACATGCCCAATGTCCAGAACGTTAAGTCGCTCACCAACCACCAGTTCGGCTATCGCCTTCGGGTAGGCCGGTACCGCGTCCTGTTCGACTGGGACGGCACGGTCAAAATCGTGAATATCGAAGAGGTCAGCAAGCGCGATGAACACACCTACTAACGTGCAGATCATCAACGGGCCGGACGGTGCGCCGGCCTTCGTCGTCATCCCCTACGCCGACTATGTGAAGGATCACCCGGTCGATGACCTGGTCCCTCACGAGGTGGTCGGCTACATGGTCAAGGAAGGCATGACCGCCGTTGGCGCCTGGCGCAAGCACCTGGGCCTGTCCCAGGTCGAGGTCGCCGCGCGCATCGGCATCAGTCAGTCCGCCTATGCCCAGCAGGAACAGGCCGCGAAGCCGCGCAAGGCCACCCGCGAGAAGATCGCGGAAGCCCTGGGCATCGCGCCGGATCTGCTGGACGTTTGATTGATGCCGGCGCTTCCCCGGCGGGCAGATGTTGTCGTCCCGGTCGTTCGCGACTTCGTGGGACTCATGGGCGCTGCCACCATGCTTGGATCAGGTGCTATCCGATAGGGCCACGGTGCCATATACCTCAAGAAATGGCGGCCATTGCCGTCACTCTTGTCTGGTACCAGTGAAATCGGATAGCAGCCAGGGAAAACATGATCGAATTACTTAATGGAGCGAAAACTTTCGCTGAGATAGTCATTGCTATCGTAGGCTTCCTACTTCTTCTCGCAAGGGCCAAACCGGATGACCTTCGGAAAGCAACGTCGATAGGGCTTAAGCTATTGGCCGTGTTTCTTATGGTCGCTATCGTCGTTGCCTCTTGCTATCAAATATACGTTTTCCTTTCCCAAAACACCCAGCCCACACGACTAGACATCTTCAGCTTCGCACTGGCATTTTTTAACGCTCTGGCCTACCTCAATATGCTTGGTGACTTCTTTATCTACCTAGCAGGTAGAGGTCAGCGAGCGCGTGAAAAGGACCTTGAGGAGCGTCTATTGAAAGCTCATGAGGAACGGCGGGAGGCTGAAGAAAGGAAAATTCTTGCCATAGCCAATACAAATTGCCTAGAGCGCATCAATGACACGCTAAAGCTAATGCTGGACCGGAGCGATACCGATCCTCGATTAACACGTCATCCGAACGAAGGAAAACATAATGAAATCTGACGGAAGCAGCATCACCGTAGGCGAGCTAATGGATCAGCTGAGGCACTATCCACCTGAAACAAAGGTTAGATTTCAGGGGCCATTGACCTTTTACCGGCTCAAGTGGCGAGCAGATGATCTAATTCAAGTTGAATTTAATGAGCCAATTTTTGATGCACTAAGATTGCTCGTTGAAGACAACGACTGACACGAAACAGCCCAGCGCTATGGCTGGGCTTTTGTTGCTACCCCATCAGGAATGGGTGGTCGTCAGTTTGTAAAAGCGAGCAATCGAAGCATCGCCTTTGGACACAGGAGCATCTTCAGGCTTTTTGTTGTTATAGACGCCAGCCTTGAAGTAGAACTTCTGATCCGGCTTTTTCGACAGCCAATCCGAAAGGCTAGCTGTAAAGGGGTACTGGACCCCTCCTACCTCTACATAGGCGGAAAGCTGGCCAGAGGAATTCACCTTCGCGTAATACTGTATCCGCGCACCAAACTCGATAGACGGCGTCAAGGTCTCATCCGAATTAGCATCTTGGTCCGGGCCCGGCCGGAACGAAACCTTCATCTTGCCAGTGTTTTTGCTGTCGGCTTGAAACTTGAATTTCAAAAGCGGCGACAGACCTTCGTCGGCGTGGATCTGGCCGACAAAAACGCTTCCTAGCTTCTGGGCGTCGTTGCTTGTGGGAACCTGGTGAACACTGAATGCGGCGCCCATTGAATGGTTGCCACCACTGCCAAGCCAGTTTTTCTCGCCGCTACCGTCAGGCAACCACTCGCGCAGCTCGCTCCGGGTCTTCTCGGACTTGTTGGTGGTCGTGCCCACTACCGGTGCGATGAACTCGACATAAGTGTCGTAGATTTTGAAGTAATCGCTGACCAGAGTGGGCAGCTCGGCTGGCCGATAAGTGATGGCGTCGCCGTCGGCATCAGCTTTGGGAGTGGTCAGGCTCCAGTGAAGATCAAAGGGTGCAGTAGCCATCTGGTATTACCTCGTTGCTTGATGAGTAGGTTGTGCAGCTCGGGCTGCTCTCATGTCGCTCAGAGGCGATTGCTCGAGGCTCTTGGCCTTCACATGATTCAACGTCCCACAGCGGGAACATTTGATCTGGAGCTCGGTGAACTCACCCACGCGGGCAAGTAGTCGGTTGCACTGTCCACAACGGCAATCTTTCAACATGGTCTGCAAAGCCTCGGTCTGCTAGGCTCCGCCACGCTCGCGCGAGCAGGGGGCCTTGGCTGGCTTGCAGGCATAATCTGCTTGTTGGTGGCCGCCGGCGGTGCTCGTAACACCGTCGGTGGTCGCCCTCTTTTCCCTCCAGATACGTAAAAGCCCCGCACATTGGCGGGGCTTTTGTTTTTGGAGTAGGCATAAAAAACCCGGCTCAATGGCCGGGCTTCGTTGCCGCCTGCATCTTCATCATTCGCAGGATCGGCAAGATAGGTAAATAATCGGCCAATCGGCCAATCCTGTCAAGCAACTTCCCTTTCGAACAAATCCTGACCCTCTAGCAGGTGAATTGCAGCAGCAATCGCCAAATCCAGAGCCTCATTTAGCATCTCGTGAATGTAGCTCCGCCAGCGCCGCATGGTGCGATCGGAGGTGCCCTGGTTGTTGTCCCAGCGCGCCATGTCGTAGATGTCTTCGCGCAGCACGATGGTGGAGCGCTTGCCCTCTACGCCGGCGCGCTGCGGGATCGCCCAGGCCACGATGGCGTAGGACTTGAAATGGCTGTGGGCCGGGGTGGCGATGATCCGGGCCAGGCGCTTGATGGCCGAGCCCCGCTCCGCCGGCTCGATGGTGTAGCGGGCGATCAGGGCGTCCCAGTGCCGCTCCTTCAGGTGCTTGCGCAGGAACGCCCGGTACTCGCAGTCCAGCTCGAAACGCTCCTGGCGCGACAGGCCGCCGAAGCCCCCTCTTCCATCTTGGTCGGCGTCCACCCAGGCGGCGGAGGCGGTCTTGCCCTCGCTGCCGGCGAGCAGGATGCGGACCAGGGTGGATACCTTGCTATTGCTGAAACTCTGCATGGTCAGTCTCCGGTGTAGTGCGAGCCGTGCGGGCCGCGGCGGTTGCTCGATTCGTAGGGCTGCTTCCGCTGCAGGGTGGCCAGCTGCTGTTCCAGGTGCAGGAGGCGGTGACTCAGGGTGAAGACGAGGTCCTCGGCGGGCATGGCTTGGCCTGTGTCTTGGTCGACCCAGCCGGTGCCAGCGCAGGTGTCGCAGGCCATTTCGTAGAAGACGCCCCGGGTGACGCCGCGCCCGTGACATGTCACGCAACGCGAAATCGGCTTCACCTTCCGGGTGAGGTCAGGCCCGTGCTGCTTGCGCATTGGCCCTCCGGTCGATCTCGCGCTGGATCTGCTCCCGTTCGCCCAGGGCCTGTGACATGTCACGCTGGGCCTTCGCCTGCCCGGCGCGGTTGACGCTGGAGCGATCCTTCCAGAGGCGCCCACCCGGGCGGGAGCCCGGGCGCCGGGCCGCCTGGTAGCCGCGGCAGGCCTGGGCAGTACTGGCGGCGTTCGTGTACAGCTCCTGCAGCACAATCCGGCGCCGGCGCAGGTCTTCGTCGCTGGCGGTGGCCAGGCGCTGGGCGGCGAGCGCATCCATCTCGGCGATCACCTCAGCGGCGTCATCGGGCGCAGCCTGGCGGGCTTCGTCGTGGTGGCTCAGGAAGACGACCAGCGAGTGGCCGAGGATCTGCCGGGCCAGGCCGGCCAGGTCTTGTGCTGGGTGGCTCATGCAGGGATCTCCTGAATCTCAACCGATACCGTGCCGCCGGCAGTCACTGGGCCGCGAACGATGCGCAGGTCGTCGATCTGGCTGTCATCGACCCAGGCGCCGCCGTGAGTGAGCGCGTCGAGCAGCCCCTTGAGCATGTTGTCCAGGTCGCGCAGGCGCCGATCTGGCGGGCAGGCAGTGATGACAACCTGAAGGCGCCCTTCCCTGCGCTTCAATCTGGCCACAGCGCATAGCTGGGTCACGGCGCGGCTGTACTGCCGGCCTTTCTCGCTGATCAGGGTCTTGGCGCCGACCCGGCGGTAGTAGGTGTTGTTGCTTGGCGGCCAGGGCAGAACGATTCCGGTCATGCCGCCCCCCTGATCGTCATCAGGCCCTTGCTGATCCAGATGGCCTGGGTCTCGCCCAGGGCCCGGATGACGTCGCGCTGATCCAGCTGGCCCTGGCGGCGGCCGTCGAGCAGGTCATGGCAGCAGCTGCAGGCGAACACGGCCATGTTGTCCGGGCTCTTCAGGCCCATGCCCTTCTGGCCGCAAGCCAGGTGAGCCAGCACGGTGGTCTCAGGGTTGAAGTTGCAGACGCCTGGGATACGCAGGGTGCATTCCTGGCCACGGGCGCTGTCGCGGAGCTTCTTGGATTGGGCGCGGCTCACTTCGCCACCTCGCCCTGGGCGCGCTCGCGCTTCACCGGCTGGGCCAGGCGCTGCTCGCGATCGTGGATGTATGCCTCTGTGTGCTGGACCTTGGGGTCCATGCCAGTACCGCGACTGAAGCCCTGGTCATAGGCCAGGCGGCGCTCTTCCAGCACCTCTTGCTCGGTGAACATCATGCTACGTCGGCCTCCGGCCAGATGATGCGAGCGCAGGCCAGGGCCTCGTCGCGGTTGATTTGGGCGCCGACCATTGCGAAGGGAGCGCGATTGGGGAGCAGGACCATCCAGCAGGCCTTCACGAGCGGCGACCCAGCGCGGCGCGCATCTTGGCCAGCTCGGACTGGACGGTTTCGGGCTTGGCCGGGGTGGAAACTTCGGCGGGCAGCGCCTTGGGGATCTCGCGCAGCGGCTGGCCGGCGGCGACCATGCGGCAGGCGATCGAGTAGTTGCGCTCGAACAGCTTCCGGCCGGCGTCTTCGTTCAGGCGGAACAGGTTGCTGAGCCCGGACTCTGTGGCGGCGTGGTGCACGGCTGGATGGCTCCAGCGAGCGCCCTGCCCTACCGCCGGGTGCGAGTTGCGGGCGGCCTCCTGGAAGGCCTTCTCGGTCGGCGGCAGGCCCAGCTGCTCGGCGGTGGGCTGGCACCAGTCCACGAACTTGCCGACGCTGGGCGCGAAATCCTGGCCGCTGGCCCGGCAGGTCATCAGGCCGAAGCGGATCTGCTCCAGCGAGTGAATGCCGGCGGCCATGAGGCCCTTGACCCAGGAGCGCTTGGCGCGCTTCAGGGCCTCGTCGTCCGGCCAGGCCTGCTTCCAGGCGGGGAAGATGGACTTCAGCTCGTTGAACAGCGCGTTGACGACCTGGGCGGTGCCCTCGTCGATGCTGGTGGGCTGCTGCTGGACTGCCGGGCGCGCCTGGCTGAAGTCCACGTGCTTCACGATGTCGGTGGCGTTGCGCATCACAGATCCTCGTCCAGGTTGTTGGCCCAGCTGGTGTCGTCGTCGTTGGGGCCGGCGCCGGGGCCCTGCTGGCGCTTCAGGCGGTTCACCAGCCATTCGCACTTCAGGCCACGCCAGCCGGCGGCCATGCCTTCGGCCAGCGCCTGGTCGGCGTTGATGCCGTGAGGGGCGAGCTTGGCCAGCTCGATCAGGGTGGTTTTCCAGATCGTGGCGTTCAGCGGGGCCTTGATGCCGCGGCGGTGGGCCAGGTAGTCCTGGGCGACGTCAGCGGCGATGGCGATGCCGGCGGTGTCGGTCAGGGCCTGCATGTCGGCCAGGCTGAAACCCTTGGCGCGGCTCCGGGGTTGATCAGGGGCGGTCTCGGGATCGTTCGAGCCAGCCTCACCGGATGCGCTCGCCGCGCCCTCGCGGCCTTGCTCTTGGTTCTGTTCTTGGTTCAGTGACGTATTGGGTGCAACGGCTGCACCCCGTTCTGTCGTGGTTTGCACCCCGTTCTGTTGTGAACTGCACCCCGTTCCTTCACCGGGTGCAGCCACTGCACCCCGTTTCAGCTGGAGGTCGTAGACGTTGGTGATGCGGTCTTTCCGGCCGATGTAGGCGGCGGCGATCGCCTGGTTGCCACGGGTGATCAGGCCAGTCTCTTCCAGCAGGTCCAGCTTGTACCGGACGGTCCGCTCGGACAGGCCGGTGTCTTCGGCCAGCTGCTCGGCAGACGGGAAAGCACCACGACCGTCCTGGCCGGCGTAGTTGGCCAGGCACAGCAGCACGTGCCGGGCGGAGGCATCGCCCAGGGTGGACTTGGGCATCTGCATGGCCCAGGACATGGCTTGAACGCTCACAGTGATTCCCCTACGAGCAGGGCCAGCTTGGCGAGGCCCTTGGGAGTGATGCGCACCTGGGTGGCAGCGCGGAGTTCACCCTGCTCGTCGGCGCCGATGGTGGTGATCTTGTGGAGGATGAAGCCGGACTGAATGCGCGGCTGGTACCCGACCCAGCGGGTGCTGCCAGGGCGCTGGTAGATCCAGCGGTTTTCCTTCAGCCAGTCGAACAAGCGCCGGGGTGGGACCTGCAGGTGCTTGGCCGCGTCAGTGATGCACATGGCCCCGCGGGAGCCGGCAATGCGGGCCAGGGCTTCAACCTTCGGCGCCGCCTCGGCCAGCTCAGCCTGCTGGCGCTCCAGCAGCTCTGCCTGGTCGGCGGCCAGGCGGAGCGCCGCGGCGAAGGACTGAGGTGGGGCCGCAGGCAGTGAGGGGGCGGCATGACGCTCCAGCTCGTGCAGGCGGCGAATCACCTTATGGCGCAGCGGGATGCTGTAGCCGGTGACGAGGGTCTCGGTCAGGTCCTTGTCGAGGTGGAATACGCTGGTGTAGCCGCGGCCGTCCTTCTCCTCGCGGAGATGGCGCAAATCTGCGCCATCCTCTTCCAGGGCCTTCTGCATCACGCGGATGTCGCGGATGACGTCCTTGTGCTGCTTCTCGACCAGCTCGGCGATCTCGCGGCTGCTCATGGTGAGCGTGTTGCCAGTGATGGTGAGGTCGTTCATACTCGGGTCACTCCTAAGCAGAGTTGCTTCATCGAAAGCCCGGTTGCCGCCGGGCTTTTTTGTGCCTGCGATTCGCGCACTGGACGGAATCACAGCTACTACGGGTGACTGCTGGCGCAATGACATCCCGTGGATAATGGGCTCCATGGTCAGGCGGCAAATGCCGACCAAGGGAACGAGGGGCACAGCTGCTCCTTGCTGAAGGAACCGCCGGTGAGCTTCTCAGCGCGCTTGGCCACGACGGGAGACATGCCGTGCTTGCCCCGAACCCATCCAGACACAGTGCTTTGGTCGACCTCGAGGGCCGTGGCGGTCAGCTCCTGGGTGCCGAAATGCTTCACCAGGCGCAGGAAGATGTTGTCCATGCTGTCCCTCCTTACGGGAATTCCCATATCCTAGATTATGGGAATACCGATTTGCAAGGATATGGGTGTGCCCGTAATACTCGGCGCATGGAATTTAAGGACCGCCTAAAGGCAGCCAGGAAGCACGCCAAGCTGAACCAAGCAGAGCTAGCGAAAGCATCCGGCCTCACCCAGACCTCAATCTCAGATCTAGAGCGCGGAAAGTCCAAAGGGACTGCTTTCGTCGCTCAGCTGGCGCTTGCCTGCGGCGTAGACACTATGTGGCTGGCCGAGGGGAAAGGCGAAATGATTTCAGGCCTCTTGGGTGATGATGCCGCTGCCATGGGTGCCAGCTCGGCTGACATCGTGCGCGAGATGCTGCGCAAGCATGGCAAAGGCCTGTCCGAAAAGGCGCGCCAGCGCATTCAGTCGGCCGCCGAGGAGCAGTCGGAGAGCGCGCCGGTACGCGGCAATGTCATCACTGCCGACTTCTCGCGGCCCGGCCTGGTCGGTGACGAGATCAAGATACCGCACTACGACGTGCGCGCGGCCATGGGTGGCGGCCAGATTCCGGCCGACTACATAGAACTGCTGCGCGACGTGACGGTAAGCCAGGAGCACCTGCGGCGCCTGGGCGTGGACTACGAGAGCCCTTTCCATCTGAAGATGATCACCGGGTGGGGGCAGTCGATGGAGCCGACGATTCAGGACAAGGATCCGCTGCTGATCGACGTCAGCATCGAGGAGTTCACCGGCGATGGCATCTACCTGTTCACCCAGGGTGAGATGCTTTTCATCAAGCGCCTGCAGCTCGAGGACGAAAAGCGCCTCAAGGTGATCTCGGACAACAGGAATCATGACCCAAGGTTCGTCACCAGCGACGACATCTACATCAAGGGGCGCATCCTGCTGGTCTGGAACGCGCACCGGGTCTGACATCAAGCCAAGGAGGCTGGCATGGCAACGGAACACATTGGGCGCGACCCGTACATGGCTATACCGATCATCGATGGACCAATGAAGGGCCAGACCTATGCTTGGCCACATAGCTCGTTCCAGGTCGACTCCTCGCCTGGCACGCTTGGGTCGCTGCCTACCCTTACGACCTATCACCTGCGCATTGATAATGAGCTCGGGTGGGTCTGGTCAGTGCAGGGTGCGGATATCTGATGCACCCCTGCAGCTAGTGACAGGCGAGTGAAGTGATTGTGGGACTAGCAGGATGAAATCAAGACGCCGCAAGATTCCGCCGTGCCCACCGAGACATAGCCTCAAGGACAACCAGCTGCCAGAGGCCGTCATGACTGTGCTCGGCTGGTGCTTCCTAGTCTACGTCCTGCTGTTCGGATCGCTATTGGCCTGCGAAGCCCTCTGGTACTTCGGTTGCTTAGACCCGATGGACCTGGTGAACTTCGATTACCCTTGGTGGCAGTCGGTGGCCAACGATCTTGGAACGGCTAGCCAGTAGACATGCAACGCAGCTCAGGAGGGGCTCATGGACGAGATATCCAGAAAGGAAGCAAAGGTGCTTGGGGCTGTTTCGATAGTAATGACGATGGGGCTGGCGGGGCTCTTCGGTACGGCCCTGCTCAGGTATCACGGCATCTGACAGATGCGACCTGTACATCAGGGCCTGATCTTGAAGTCAACTGCAATCGCCCCCATCAAGGTTTAGGAAGGCATGCCGATACCTTGTATAGCTGCAAGGAAGGCGTGAGCGAACCCGCATGAAAACGGCGTCGCAGAAGGATTTTACCAGCGGCTATTGAACCAAACCCCCCCCGCGCCTATCATCCGTATATACAAAATCTAGTTGGAGGCTTGGGTGAAAGGACTCATCATCTCGAACGACGTCGAGACCAAGATCGTAGAACGGCATCAGGTTACGCGGCGAGAGGTAGAGCAATGCTTCGAGAACTGCGAAGGCGAGCACCTGATAGACGACCGTGAGAAGAATCGCACGGATCCCCCAACAAAATGGTTCCTGGCATGCACGAACAAGGGGCGCCTGCTCAAGGTCGTCTTCGTCTTCCAGGACGGAAAAATCTTCTTGAAAACGGCATACGACGCGAATTCGGACGAGATCCGGATCTACAAGAAGTACGCGTTCGAGTAAGTAATGGAATGGCAGAGAGAGGCAGAAAATGAGCAGCATTGAACAGTGGGAAGATGGTCGCCTTGGCAGGGATGCCGAGCACGCCGCCGTCTCGGCTGGCTCCAAGCAGGAGGTTGACGATGCGCTGGGCTTGCAATCAATTTCCATCAGGCTCCAGAAGCAGCTTCTGGGCGACCTCAAAAAGATCGCCGACTACCACGGCGTAGGGTACCAGCCTATGGTCAGGGACCTGCTCAACCGGTTCGCACGCTCCGAGATCAAGAAGATTCTCGCTGAGCGGCTCGAACAGATTGAGGCTGAGGACGAAGCGGTTGTGGCATCAAGCACGACTCCAGTTCAGGAGTTCATGGAAGATCGCAAGCGTGCCTGAGATGTAATCCGAATCCCGAGCCCGGCCCAGCGCCGGGCTTTCTGTTTCTGACCGTCACGGTCCTGGCTTATGCTGATCCTTTGCCCCGGAGGTCACTATGGAAGATCCCCTACTCGCCCTGCTCTACCGCCTCAACGAGAACCAGATGGCCCTAGGCATGGCTATCGAGGAGCTGACGGCCTGGGTTGTTGACCGCGGATCGGAGAACGTGGGAAAGGCTGTTGATCAGCACATGATGACGCTTGAGGAAAATTCGCATGTGATTGCCGATGCTCTGGCTGACCTGATAGTCGAGCGAGCAACGCGTCCGAAGACCTGACCGGCCGCCCATTCCACGAAAGCCCGCCACCCCGCGGGCTTTTTTGTGCCTAGTCCTTTTGTGCTACTCGCCGAGCCCGCTGGCCGCCGTGTCCTTCTCCCAGTTGAAGGCTTCGACATTGATGAAGTCATCGCCCTCCTCCTTCGCCGCCTCTTTGTCCTCCTCCCAACGGACAGTCACGTCACCGTCGTCCTCGAAGGTCACCTCCAGCTCCGCCGATTCCGCCAGCGCACCAATGAGCAGATCCCATACCTCCTCTGGATCGGTATCCAGCTTGTGGATCCTGGCCTGCCGGTGCAGCTGCGCCTTGGGCGAGCCGATCATGTTCGAGATACGGATCGCCAGGCGCTCTTGGGCTGACATCGTCTGGTTAGCGGACTTCGACATCGTGTGACCTCCTTCACATAGATACTGTATGGATAAACAGTAGGCGATGAAAAAGAGAGACACAATGGGGTGGCCCATAAAAAAAATATGGGAACACCCATTGACTCGGATTACGGGTATTCCTATATTTGACTCATCGGCAGCGCAAGCCGCCCCGGGTAGCGATCAGGAGACCCAGGGCTTAAAGCCAACCTCTTGAGATGGGACGCCTCCCCCAAGGTGTGCAGCGTAAAGCACCGAAATGGAGAGCCACCGGCATACCAGCGTGGGTGGCTGTTGGGATCTCAGATCCCCCGAACAAGTAGTCGCCCAGCCGGCGGTGGCGCGTAACACCGGCATAGCAGTTTTCCTCGCTGGCCTTGGAGACAGGGCCAGCCGGGAAGACAACCACAGCCCTGGAGGGCGCCATGTGCAACTGCAGAGAGGACATCGAGAAGCGCTTGCTGGACAACGTGCAAGCCCAGCTCCCCGAGGGCAGCAAGGGCCTTACCGTCAGCCTGGATGGCTACGGCTTCATGCTCGGTGGCCCAGGCGGCCTGACCATGAAGAACGTCATGCCCATCGCGATCGAGTACCAGGAGCCGGTTAAGAAGCGGCCCGGCGAGTTCAAGGCGAAGAAGAAGAAAATGAACATGACTGGCAACTGCTGCATGTTCTGCGGCGAGAAATACGAGCCGAGCG